TTAGATAGTGGTGCTCGTTTAACAATCCCTGTTACAATTAATAAAACAAACGTTTAAAATATAAACAATGGCATTTAAAAGATTAGACCCTGAAGATTTTGTAGTAAGTAGTGATTCAATCACATCTACACTTTGGTCAACTGGAGCCCCAGCATTAACAGCATTCTATACTTCATCCACACAGGCTGCAGGATCATCTGGAGATTATTATTTGAGTATTTATCAAACCGCATCTAATTTATCCACAGCAACTGTCCAATTTGATATTGCATATGCTGATAGTTTAGGAAGTGGAAGTACATTATATAATCCAATCGTTCCAAGTAATTCATATACTAAAACAATTTATGGTCAATACCGCTCATTAATTTTAGAAGATGAAAATGCTAATTTTATTTTTGGAACAGGTAATAATGTTGTAACTGGATCTAATTTCTGGGTACTATCTATTGAAAGAGCAAATTACAAACAATCATTATTCCCTGGATCATTAAATCTACAACTTTCAGGTTCTGGAGGTATTATCAACTTAACTGATAACTCATTAGACAATCCTGTAAGTGTATTCTTAGGTTCAACTCGTTTTTACCAATTAATCTCAGGATCAAATGGTACAGCAGGTTCACTTGCAAATAGTGGATACGTAGCAGGATCAGGTTCATATGGTTTAGTCTTCCCAGATTTAGGAACTATTATTTTAAACCCTTCAGCAATTTCTCAATCAATTAGAGTTGCCCCAAGTCGTTCAAATAATTCAGATGGTTTAAATCCTCAAACATTATTTACTTCTATAAATAAAGGAGCATCATTTGCTTTAAACTCAGAAGAAACAATTACTTCGGATTATGTGTTTATTAGAGCACGTAATAGCGAATTTAATTACTCAGAAAACCCAACATTCATTTCAGGTTCAACTGGAGAAGTAATTTATGATAATTTTATCAATGCTCCACAAGTATATGTTACTACAGTTGGTTTATATAACGACAGTAATAACTTGTTAGCGGTTGCTAAAATGTCAAGACCATTATTAAAAGATTTTACAAAAGAAGCTCTAGTTCGAGTAAAACTTGATTTCTAAAATGAATGAGTGTATTCAAACCTTTTATAACATCTGATGTAATTGTATCTCCGTTTGAGATAAACAAATCGTTTACCTTTTCAACGGCTAATTTTACTGATTCTGATGTTGGTATAGAAAGATATTATGGTACAAATCTCACAGAATCATTGTGGGTACCTGGTGCAAATCCAACAGGACAAAATACAGTTCAAGATACTGTTTTGATTTATCGTTCTATTAGAGAACTTTATTATTCAAATTACATTAATGGAGTTGATGGTTCCCCTGCAGGAACAGCATCATTTAATCCTGATGGGACTATAACAGGACCTGCTTATACACCAAACTATTATAATTATCTATACGATACATTACCCGCCAATAGGTTTATTCCTACAGGATCTGGTGAACAAATAGGTGTAATTTCAATTCCTTCCAATTTATTTGGAGAATACCTCAAACCCGGAACCGTAGTTTTAGTTTCTCCATATGGTCCTATTTTAGCAGATGATGGTAATGGATCATTAACATCCGGATCTTTAAATTCAAGTGGTAATTATGTTTCAAGTGATGTAAAATACGGAGATATAATTTATGAGCATGGAGTTATTACTATAACATATGACCCAAGCAACTTAATAGATTTATTTATTAATACAGATAATGGATATAGTATGTCCTTTGACAGTACACTTACAGTTTACGAAACTCAATATAAATGCACAGTCAGAGAAAACGAATTTAATTTCTCTACTAACCCAACACAAATCTCAGGTAGCTCAAATAGTGGAGTTTTATACGATTTTGCAACTGGTTCTTTCTTTACACCATATGCTACAACAGTAGGATTATACGATAATGAATATAATTTATTAGCCGTAGCAAAACTCGCACAACCACTTCCACTATCTTCAGTTACTGATACAAGTATATTAGTAAATTTAGATTTATAATTTTATGAAAAATTGGTTATATGAAAATAGGGAAATTCAAGAAATAACAGATTTCCCTGAAAATACATTTGGTTTTATTTACATTACTACTCACATTCCAACGGGTAATTCATATCTAGGAAAAAAATCGTTATACCATAACGTTAAGAAAAAACTAGGTAAAAAAGAATTAGCAGAACAACCTGTAACAAGAGGTAGAAAATCAACCACAAAACAAATTGTAAAAGAATCTGATTGGAAAACTTACTTTGGATCAGCTAAACCTATACTTGAGCTAATAAAACAAGGTAAACAAGACGAATTCGAACGTAAAATCTTACATTTTGTAAACAACAAAAAATTACTTACATATTACGAATGTAAATATCTATTTCAATTAGGTGTCTTAGAAAAACCTAACGAATGGATAAACGATAATATTTTAGGTAAGTTTTTCCGAAAAGACTTTGCTTCCCAAGATTAGATTTGTATCTTGGCATTCATGGTAAATGAACTATTAGTTAATCTAGTCAATGGTGTTTTAGGTACTGGAAAACGTACCGCAAGAGGAAACCAATCCTATACTTGTCCATTTTGCCATCACCACAAACCAAAACTCGAAGTAAACTTTACTGAAAATACAGAAGGAATCAATCAATGGGCTTGTTGGGCTTGTGGTAAGAAAGGAAAAACCATAAGAAGCTTATTTAAACAAGTACAAGTAGATGCTAGTTACTTCCAGGAACTAAGTAAATTAGTTAAAAATGTCTCTCGTGATGATATAGGTGAGGTAAAACAATCCATACTTGAACTTCCAAAAGAATATAAATCTTTTTTAAACAATAAGGATATCATTGCAAGACATGCTCTTGCTTACCTTAAAAAGAGAAATATCACCAAACAAGATATCCTCAAATATAATATAGGCTATTGCAATTCAGGTCAATATGCTAAAATGATTATTATACCCTCATATGATACTAACGGTAAATTAAATTATTTCACCGCGAGATCATTCGAGAAAGATCCTTACACCAAATACCGCAACCCGGAAACGTCTCGCGATATTATACCGTTTGAATTGTTTATTAATTGGGACTTACCTATCATATTATGTGAGGGACCATTTGATGCTATGGCAATCAAACGCAACGTAATCCCACTACTTGGAAAAAATATTCAATCTAGTTTGATGAAAAAACTAGTAGAATCCAAAGTGCAAAAAATATATATTGCCCTAGATAACGATGCTATTTCAAAAGCCCTTGGTTTTTGCGAACAGCTTTTGGACATTGGGAAAGAAATTTATTTGGTAGAGCTTGAAGGTAAGGACCCTAGTGAAATGGGGTTTGAAAACTTCACCAAATTGATACAAACCGTTTCTCCTTTAACACAGTATAAGCTGATGGAGAAAAAATTATTTACTATATGATCGAAAAAAATGAAAATGTCAGTAAAAAAAGTATTACTAGAATACTCAATGTAGACCCAAATTCAAAGAGGGTAAGTGTTTTAGACAATCGCTTTTATACTAGATTTGATGAATATTATCCCTCTGTTACCAATATCCTTCAATTTATGCCCAAGGGTAAATTTTTTGAAACTTGGCTCAAAGATGTAGGACACAATGCTGATTTAATAGCTAGAAAAGCAGCGAATGAAGGAACCCAAGTACACGATGCCATTGAAAAATATGTTGCAGGAGAAAAAATAACTTGGTTAAATGATGAAGGATATTCTAATTATTCATTAGATGTATGGAAATTAATCCTTAAATTCCATGAGTTTTGGTCCATATACAAACCAACTCTTTTAGCTAGTGAAATCCACCTATTTTCAGACAAATACAAATATGCTGGTACTTGTGATTTAGTAGTTGAAATAGAAGGAGTAAGATGGTTATTGGATATCAAAACCTCTAAATCCATTCATACCGCTATGGATTTACAATTAGCGGCATATGCTCAAGCATGGGATGAAACTTTTGAAGAGAAAATTGAAAAAACAGGTATTATTTGGTTAAAATCTTCAAAACAAAAAGAAGGTAAAAAAGGAACTATGCAAGGTAAAGGATGGGAAATTTATCAACCTTCCCGCACATTTGAAGAAAATTTAAAATTATTTAACAACATACATGAATTGTATAAGTTAGAGCATCCTGACCCAAAACCATACATCCACGAATTTGTTACAGAAATTCAAATTGGTTCTATGGATTGACATATTTATAATTAAAATCCAAATGATTAAATTAACTAATTTACTTCGAGAAATTCTTTCAGAGGGCGGAAATGTATTCAAAAATTCAGATTTAGACACAGAAAACATTTCCTTAGAAAATATTAAACCTACTCTAGTTAAGTTCGCTTCAGATTTGGGAGCTTTGTTCCCATCAAAAAAAGCAACATTTATCCCTCTTACGGATAAATCAAATTGGTTAGGATCTACAGGAAATAAACCTACATCAGGAGATGTAGATATAGCATATTCATCCGAACACTTTTTTAAAAATGGTCAACCTGATGTAAGTGGATGGGGTTTAGATCCAAATGAATATACTGCTTTATTTGAAAAAAATAAAAAATCTGCTCGTAGTGCTACAGAAGAAGCCATCCAAATTAAATCTTTAATTCAACTTATAGTTAAAAAGATAAATGCAAGTGGAACTGAACTGTACGCTAGTGACAAAGCTGCTAATGGAGGGACTATCCACTTTTCATTCCCACAATACTCCGCTTCAGGAGAAAAACTTCCTGAAAGAACCCAACTTGATTTAGATTCAGGAGATATGGATTGGTTAAAATTTAGATACAATTCTGTATTACCTGAAGATGATCCTAATATTAAAGGATTACATAGAGGCCAGTTAATGTTAGCTATGTTTGCTTCAACTGGGTATACTTTTAAAAACGGGAAAGGTTTTATTCGTAAAGCTACAGGAGAAACTATTGCTAGTACACCAAAAGATACAATGGATGTATTTAACGATGAATACAAACCAAAACAACCATTAACACTAGATATAATTAATAGTTACCCTCGATTAATAGAATATATTAAAACTAACCTAAGACCCGAGGATAGAGATGCTACATTAAATATGTTTAAAGAAGCTTTACGAAGAGCAGACGCATACATACCTAATAATATTTAATTGATATGAGTGGAGCAGCAGGTGGGGTAACCATTAATAAAGAGGATTTAAAAGCCACAATTCGTGACTATATAGAAAACGTTTTAAAGCCTTTAAATCTCGATAAATCCTATAACATAACAGGAATACGTCGAAGACCAGAAAAAAATGTTTTTGGTGATATTGATATTGTTATCTCTTTTCCTGGAGGAGACAAAAAAGCTCTTAAACAAGAATTTGCTCAACATCTATCCCAAATCGATAAGATTCCTACAATACCTCATAAAAAGAATCAAAAATATTTTATCCACGGTTCTATAGTTACTACTCTTTATCCTATATCAAATAAACCAGGACAGTATGTTCAAATAGATAATATAGTAGCTGCATCTGAAGACGAGGGTAAATTCACATATAGCATGCTTGACCTCCCAGCTCAAGAACAAGGGTTAGCATTAGGTTTAGCTAAAACTGTATTTACGGAATTAAACCCTGCTCAAGTAAAACAATTATTTAATGATTTAAATATCCCTAAAGATATTGAAACTCCGGGTGAAGGTGAAGAATATGATTTTAACTTAAATACTTCTGAACTATCTTTAAGAATTGTTCCTATAGGACAAAATGGTGGAAGGGAAGTATGGAAATCTAATAAATTTAGTGACATTAAGATTTTATTAAAATCATTAGGTGTTGATATTGAGAAAGATAAATTTGAAGATATGATTCAAGTAATCAAAACATTCAAAAATAGAAGATCAATAGAAAGACTTAAAGGAATGTTTACAAGAAATATTAGAGTAGGAGATGCAGAAGTTGGAAGAGATAAGGGTATAGCAAAACAAAAATCTATAGACACTGTTTCTAGTTTAGAAGAAAAATATAACTCTTTAACACTTTCTCTAATAACCCCTTTAATTTTAGAAGCCCAAGAAAAACCATCTATAGCTATTTTCCCAGGTAAATTTAAACCACCTCATAAAGATCATTTAGCTAGAATGATTGCAGCTTCTAAAGCTGTAGGACCTTTAGGAACAGTAAAAGTATTAATTGGCCCTAAATCATCTCCTTCTGACCCTGATCAAGAGACAATTACGGCCGAACAAAGTTTATCTATATTTAACTTATATAAAAATAAAGGACTCCTCCCAGACAACATAGAATTTCAAATATCCCCAGACCCATCACCTGTATTATCAGCATATAAAGAATTTGAAACTAATAAAGATAAATCTCCCGAAGAACAACAACCATATATAGCTGTTTTTGGTAAAGAAGAAGCATCTAGATTTGCAGGTGTATCTAAAATTCCTAATGTTACAATCAATGATTTCCCTGAAGCTAATGTTGGAAATGAAAGTGCTACCAACATAAGAACAGCTTTAAAGAATGGTGATGATATATCTAAATTTTTACCAAAAGGTATAAGCCCTGAAGAGTATAAACAAGCATTAGATGTTTCTTCATCATTAAATGAATTTGTTACACAACCCGAGTTGGATGATGTAGAAAGAATAGCTGATGAATGGTTTGAAGACTATGGTATTGATGTAGTATTTACAAAACACTTTATAGAACGAGTAAATGATGAACGTAATGGAAAACCTATTTCTGCTGAAGAATTAGAAGATCTATTCACTCAAACAGCAGAAAAATATGGAGAGAAGTTAGCTAACCTCCCAGATGACTATCAAGCAGTATTACTTAAATTACGTAACGATATCAACTTACCATTTGCTCTAAATTACGACGACAATAATGATGAGATGGATTTGGTTGCTAAAACAGTAATGCGTAAGAAAAACTTCCAAACGTCTAATCCAAAATTAGCTTTAGAGGAAATGTATGCTGAACCAAGTAAGTTTAGTTATCCTCCAATGATTAAATCACTTACAGAATATATGTTAGATAAAGGTATGAATATTCGTCCTTTACCTAAAGTAAAATTTGTAAACGATGATGCTGAAAATGCTAAAAATTTCTTCGGTAAAACAGCGTATTATGACCCGAATAATCGCGTTATAGTGCTTTATACTATGGGTCGTCATCCAAAAGATATTATGCGTTCATATGCGCATGAAATGGTTCATCATATGCAAAATTGTGAAGATCGTTTAGGTAATGTTTCTACTACTGATATTAATGAAGATGATTATTTATATAAATTAGAAGAAGAAGCCAACAAAGTAGGAACTATGACTTTTAGAGCATGGACAGATACACTAACTGAAGGTGTATTAACTGAAGGCCGTTACGATAAAATATCAAACCAAATATCCTCTACTA